ATCCGCGCGAAACCGCCGCGGCGGAAAAGATTGCACAATAACCGTGCGGCGGGCGACGTCGGCGCGACGACAGCGAAAAAAGCACAGGCGCCGTCGCCCCGCGCCAGGTCGACGAGATACCACAGCAGCAGGCGGCTGACCGACGTCCCGCGGTGCTCGGGCGCGACGTAGAACATCCACAGCATGCCGATCGGCCGGTCGGTGAAAGTGTGCTCGAGCAGGTAGGACGCAAAGCCGATCGTCTCGCCGTTCAGGTCGGCCAGGATGAACGGACTGACCCCGAGTTCGACCTGCCTGGCGATCTTGGCCCGCGCACGCTCCGGGTCGAAACTCGAGAACTCGCCGAAACCCGCTTCGGTGAAGAAGGCCTGCCCGTGCCGGTCGACCAGCAGGCCGACGTCCTCCGGCTTGCACAGCCGGAAGACAATCTTGAACCCGTCAATGGCGCCTGGCTTCGTCATGCCTGACCCGAGACCACAAGACAAAGTCTTGTCGCCCTCGGCCGAATTGGGCGGTGACGGCCTCCGCGCGAAAGCCGACCAGCCTGAGCCATCGCTCGACCTGGTCGTTGCCCGCCATCGGGCGGCATTCGACGCGGTGAAAACCCGCGTGCTCTAACGCCGGCAGCATAAACCGCCGGACGAAGCGCGTCACCTCCCTACCGACGTCGGGCCACTCGTCGGTGCCGAGCATCCAGCCGGACGCCAGGCCCGGCCAGACAGGCGAAAAGCCGCCGACCACCGCCGGAACGCCGAGACCCGTACGCGCTTCCCATTTACCGCCCGGAGCGGCCCACAGCATGTCGCAGATATACGCCCGACCGATCGTCGCCTCGACCTCGAGCGCGTCGGCCCGGCGCAGGTTGGCCGTGACATAAGTCAGACCAGGGTAGGTCAGCCGGGTGATCAATCACGCAGGCCGTCGTCGAACATCAGCATGACATGCCCGAGCCTGGCCTGGGTCGTGTCGGTCGTACGAAAACGCAACGAAATGTGGGTCGACGATTCCGGCATGGTCATCTGAGGATTGACGTACGTCGCGCCGGTGAAGGTCGCGACCGTCTCTTCGGTCGCCTGATTGTTCGGGTCGCAGCCGACCGACAGGGTCCAGGTTCCGGTCGCGCCGACGTCGAAGCCGTGGAACAGCTTGTTGGTCGACGGTGAATTGCAGTTAAGGGCCGGCGTGATCACTTCGGCCTGAGTGCTGTCGTAGGTCAGGAGGTGATCGCCGCCATACTGGTAGATGTTGCCGTCGGTCCCGCGGAAAACCAGATACGGGTCGGCGACGCAGCTGTCGTCGAAATTGAACGGCGCGTCGAAATACGACCAGGCGGTGATCGCCGGTTCCTGGAAGGTCGACAGGACCAGGAGCCGGTCGGGCAGCATGACGAACAGACGGCCGGTGCGCGGCTGGATCAGGGCGCGCGCGTAATAAAACCAGTACTCGCCGTTGCTGACCATCAACTGGCGGAACACGTCGTCGATCGGCGTGCCGACGTCGGTGATGCCGGCGGTCAGGCTGACGTTCTGCACCCGCAGCGACCGGATGCCGGACGAGCTCACGTACATCACATCGCCGTTGCCGAACTGGGTCGACCCGTTGGACGCGATCAGGCCGGTCATGCGCAGAAGCTGGTGAAAAGCGTTCTGGCTCGGATCGGCGTTGAGGCTCCAGAACTGGCAACTGAGGCGAGAGAAAATCGCCATCTGCGAATAGTAGACCTCCATGCCGCTGAGACTGGTCGAATCGGCGTCCTGAGCGGAGAGGTCGACCCAACCTGAGCCGTCGTTGACCGCAGGCGCCGTCGGAGGGTTCCATTGCATCGGGTTATTGGACGCAGAGAAGCGCAACATACGCCCGTCAACGCCATAAATCTTGCTGCCGTAAACGCGGATGGGCCCCGTGTTCATCAGGTCAGGGCCGAAGCCGGGCGTCGCGTCGGTCACCCGGACCTGGTTATAATAGTGATAGTACTGGCCGGTCGCGGTGTTGCGCAGGGTGATATAGAAATTGCCGTTGAACACCGCCCAGGAGAACACCCGCACCTGGGTGACGGCGACCGGCATCGGCAGAGTGACGATGCCGACCGACGTTCCTGGCGCGGCGCCCGGAGGGTCGGCGATGGCCGACGAGCCGTTCTGCACGACATAGGTGAAACCATTGCGGCTGATCACGCCAACGCTATTGGCCGGAGCGGCCTGGAACAGGACGAAGGCCGCGCGCTTCTCGATCTCGGCGCCGGCGGTGATGAAAGCATTTCGGAGGGTGCGCAGTGTTCCTGCAGGAGCAGTTACATAAGTTTTACGGAGATCCATGCCTTGCTTAAAATCCTCAATTGCGTAAGCAGGCATTTCTAAAAAACCTTAAACATTTCTTCTCGAGAAGTCCAGCTGTTTCCTTTCCGCGCGTTCTCCTGCTTAGACAACATCTGCAAGTTAAAACGGTTATGCAGCCCACAAATCAGGTCGTGCTTGAGGGGGTCGATATGGTCGACAGTCAAGCCGAGGCGACGTGCTTCTGCGTAAATTTCAATGACGCCTTCCTGCCCATAAACCGTTCGGGCTTTCGGGTTCGCTCCTTCCGCAATGTGTTGATGCCAAAGTTTCATTGCATGGCCGTTAGCGCTGTCGCGGTACCGTTTAAGAATCGCTTTTTGCTGGTCTGGATTGTTCGCCCGCCAACGCGCAACATTCTCATGTCGTTTTTGTTTATTGGTGATGTAGTGCCGTTTTTGCGCTTCACGAGTTAATTGTTGGCCAACGTCAGTCGCTAAAAAGGCGCGCCGAAACGCCTTTGAGCATTCAACGCACTGCTGAGTTGACGTCCACCGCTGCGAAAGATGCCCACGCAAACAAGGTTTGCCGGTAAAATAATGCCGGTCGCCTGTTTTACGCGCCTCTTTAGCACTGCTTTGCATATTACGGGCCAGGAATGTAATCCAACCAGGGGGTACTGCGCTCCGAGTAGGTCGGCTGGTTGGCCGAGCCCTGGCCCAAAGCGTAGACGTCCCGTTTCGACGCGCCCGCCCGGCCGATCAGCCGCCTGATGTAAGCCTGCGCCTTGTTGCCCTTGAGGGCCGCGGCTTCGTTTTTCTGCGCCCCCAGGAGCTCGGCCGCGGCGGTCAGGACGATCGCCGTCGAATCGATCAGGCACGTGTCGCTGTCGACGGCGAGCGGGTTCAGAGGCGCGTTGCCCTGCCAGCGCATCTGCGCGTCCATGGTCGGGATCGGCCAGATCTGCGCTTGACCCGAGAGATTGGTCAGGCCGGTCGACGAGCTGACGTTGGCGATATTGCGCCAGCGCTTCGGCGGGTAGGAGTGCAGAAGCTCGTTGATCCAGTCTTCGAAACCGTATCGCAGGCGGATCCACGGCTGCAGGTTGTTCGGCTGATAATTGTACCAGAGCGAACGCACCTGCTCGAACGGCATGGTCGCGTCGTACGCCAGAAACTGCGTGTTTCCGGGAACGGTGATGTCGATGCGGTAGGTCAGGTGCGGCCACTCGTACTGCTGCCAGAGCTCGCGCTGCGCCCGCGCCAGGATGACGTTCTGCATGTCGACGGCCGAGAGCCCGTGCGCCGGCAGGAGCGACGAGTAGATCTCGGCCCTCAGTTCACGCCGGAGCTCCGACAGGGCGACGCCGAGCGGCATGGGCTTATCACCGCTTGGCCGACTTGGGGATCGGCGGCAGGTCGACCGCCTCTTCGTTCTCGGCCTGCTCGGCCTTGTCGCGCTCGCGGGTCTCGCGCGTCGGCGCCATCGTCTTCACCGGACGCTTCTGGCCGATCGGCGTCTTGTCTCCGGGGAAGGTCATCTCCATGAACGGCCGCGCGCCGGGGTAGACGTTGGCGATCGCCTCGGCGCCGTAGATGCCGATCAGGCGCTGCTTTTCCCGCTGCACCGTCGTCGGCTCGTCGACGACGAACTCGCAGTCATAGACGCTCGTGTCGCCGTGCAGGAATTGCAGCACAGTGACCTCCGGCCAGGAGACCGGCCTCTCGGGCCCGCGGTAAAGGACCTGCTGGGCGTCGCCGCCCAGCTGGATCATAGCCGTGACATAGTCCATTCAAGATAACTCCCTTAGCTTTAACAAGAGTAGATCGTCTACCCTTGTCATTTTATCTCTATAACCAAGCTAGAGTTACGTTGAGTAGCGATCATCTGTCCTGTACTCGTGATTGACTTGTATAATACAAATT